CTCCCGTGCGTAGTCAACTATCCTCTCAGCCCACTCGCCGATCAGGGGTGTGTTTCTGTCGGTGAGCAGGAATGAGGTCGCTTTCTCCAGAGCTTTTAGGCGCTGTGGTTTCCAGCCAGCTTTCCGCTGCTCCCTGTTTATAACAGGGAGTCGCGTACAGGCATGGAATTTGCGAAGTTGGCGATGGATGTCGCAGCAAGAATTGTTGTTCCCGTCCCAGGGGTAGTAGAACCTGCCTAGGAAGCCCACGAGTTCACCAGGGAGATGCACTGTCACCTTCAGATTGTACCCGAATGCGAGAGCCGCGGCTTTGTATGCGTCCGTGACTTTCTGGGGCGTCAAGCAGTAGGCCTTGACTAACTGATTGGTGATGGAGGGGAGGGTGTCGTCCCCCGCTACCAGTGCTCTCTCGACCGTTAACCACGCATCTTCTACCGTGAAACCCAGGAGTCGTAGGGTCAGGTACCAAATGCCGTAGCTGGTCAAACTGTTTCCATTCGACGTGTCGGGTGCTCCGCTTTTCCTTTCCGTCAAAGCGTTCCACTCGAAGATGTGGCAAATCAGGGTCTTGCCACCGACAGTCTTGTCAAACAGTTCTCCCACAGACATCCCGGTTTGTTTATCCACGTCCCGGAACGCTGCTTGGTAGAGAGGCCTCTCCAGTTCATACCTGGTTGGCTCACGCGTGTTGCCGTCCATTCTTGACACATCCGCCTCGATGATCATTCCTGCATCAACTCCACATGCTGCGATGTGGTTGGCCACTTCAATCGGTGTCTTGAATCCGTACCCTGGAAACGGTTTCATGTACTTCTCGCTGAAGGCGCCAATGTACCTCGAGTATTCGACTCGAAGGACATGGTTGATTGGGGTGATCACTCTTGGGTCTTTTAATGTGTCGTAGGTTTCACTCTTCATGAAGGCCGAAGATGTGTTGTTTGGACGACCATTGCTGTTTTGGACGTTTTCATGCATCGCTTTCTGGGCTGGTCTCGTCTGGCGCTCGAGCTGCTGCTCGTATTCTTCAAACGTAACCTGGCCCCGGCTTCTCATGAGCAAGTCCCGGAATTCAGCAATGATCTCAGCATGGTGTCTGGAAAACCCATTAAAATGTTTCCACTGTAGTCTGACAACCCTGCTGAGAGCAGCCCACTTAGCTGTGTGGGGTCCGCGTGCGGGTGCGAAACACCTATCCACGCCATTCATAAATGATGTCATGGACGGTTTTTCCTCTCCGTCCCCGAAGTGGCGCACGTTGTTTGTGTAGCCGAGAATACCTGTGTCTCGGTA